GGGCGCCGCACCCGGAGGACTGCCCGGAACTCCCTGCTGCTTCGGCATCTGCTGCGACATCTGCATCTCGCGCTTCTTCTGCAACTGCTGCGCGTGCGTCTGCATGTGCATCTTGTAGAGGCCTTGCATGTCGCCGTTCAGGCTCGCCGCGCGCATGTGCGACTGCATGTGCTTCACGTCGTCGTCGCCGACGTGGACCGGCGTTTCGAACCCGTTCGCCAGCATCTCGTCCTCGACCTCGGGCGGCACGGTGAACTGGTTGCGGTTGTCCTTGAGGATCTCGGCCGCCTGCTCGACGCCGAACAGGTCCTCGGTGCCCTTCTTCGCGAGCGGCGCGAGGTTGAGATCCAGGCCGCCCAGCATCGGCGGCGGGATGCCCTTGAGCACGTTGACCCAGCCGACCTGCTGCTGCAGCCGCTGCAGGTTCTGCATGTATTCGGTGCCGGACCAGCGGAAGAAGTAGTGCTGCCCCCACTGCGATACCGGGATCTCCTCGACCTCTGCCTTGTAGCCGAGTTCGCCGATCTGCTGCACGGCGATCGGCGTGTCGCGGTACTGCTGGTCGAATTCGAACATCATCTCGAGCAGCGGCGACAGCACGCGGTCCTCGTACTGCTGCGCGTGGTCGCTGATGTTCATGTCCTGATTGGCCTGCATCTGGCCGATCATCGCGTTGTTCTTCCGCCCCTGAGGCATGCGGCCCATCATGCCCTCGTTGACGTCCATCGACTCCCAGATCTGGCGCTTCATCGCGTCGCAGATGGTGAGCGACTCCTTGTACAGCTGGGGCTGCGTCATCGGCTTGATCGCCTGCGCAGCGTCCTGCACCGGCCACATGGCGGCGAGGCCCATCGTGAATTGCGACCACTGCGGCGCCTTCATCGGGTCGACGGCCCAGATCGGCAGCAGCGAGTACATCGCACTGTCCTGCCCCATGTTCCAGAAGTCGCACAACTGCCACTGGATGAACTTCACCGGTTCGATCTTCGACTTGCCGAAGAACGATCCAGCGATCCGCTCCACCGGCTCGCTGATGATCGGCACCTTGCCGGACCAGAGCGGATTGCGCACGATGCCGAGGATCACCTCCTCCCCGCAGTAGTAGATGATTCCCGACTGCTTCTTCTTCGATTCCACATCGAAGAGCAGCGGGGCATAGGCCATGATGACCTCGAGGTACTTCGTCGTGCCCTTGGTCTTGATGCCGACCTCGGAGGTCTGCTTCTTCGCGCGGTTGTGCTTGTCGCGATCGGACGAGGCGCGAAACAGCCCGTCGAGGTCCTGCATGTTGTCCGGCAGGACAAACACGCCCTCGTCCTCGTAGCGCTTCACCGCAGCCTTGGAGAGGCGCAGGCGCACGCACACCGCCTCGGCGCGCTGCAGGTTGTTGCACGTCGGCGGGATCACCGCGAGGTCCTCGGTCGCGAAGTCGGTGATCTCCAGCCCCTCGTTGATGATGTCCTCAGTCTCGGTGTCCTCTTCCTCGCGCGTGATGTCGGTGAGCGAGTCGTCGCCGACCATCGCAGCGTCCGGGTCGAGCGGCGGGTTCTTGCGCACGAGCTTGGTGATGGTGCGCTCGTGCTTCATCCAGTCGAGCATCAGGTTGTACTGCCCCGTGACGTCGCCGCTGATGAGGTTGGTGCGGACGATGCTGCGCAGGTTGGTCTGGCGGATGTAGTGCTCGAGCAGCGCCTTCACCGTCGCCGGGTCGCGCCCATCCGTCGACACCGCGTCGACGTGCTTGTTGTTGAACGGGAACAGTTGCTTCAGCGCGCGCTTCGCTCGCGCGTTGATGCTGTCGCGCACCGCCGGGATGTAGCCGTTGCTGTTGCCGGCGTACATCAGGTTGTCGTCAGGCGTCGCGTTGTAGATGCACCAGTACTCGTCCAGCGCGTTGGACTGCTCGTCCTTGTTCTGGTACGCGGCCTTGATCGTCTCGTAGAGCTCTTTGGCCCGCGTGTACGGGGCCGACATCTCCTGGTCGGCCCACTGGCTGATCGGCTGATCAGCGAGGTGATCCTGCTCGGTCGATTCGCTCGGCGGCGGCTCGTTGGCCTCGCGCCGGCGTTCGGTGGTGGCTACGCGCGCGCGGGCGTAGCGCCCTTTCTTCGGCTTGTCCCTGCCGACGGCCACATCAGATCCGCTTCCCGGCGAGCTTCTTCTCGAGCCTGCCCTTCATCGCGAGCTTGCCCGGTTGGGGACCGCCGCCCATGCGCGGGGGCACGACGTCGGCGTTGGTCTTCTTCGCCGTGCGGCCGAAGACCGGCGCGGGCTTGGTCAGCCGCTTCGTTTCCTTCCGCTTGCCCTTCACGGCTACTTCCCGAGGTTGGCGCGGCCGTTGATCTTCTCGCGCATCGCGCCGGACTTCAGCCGATCGCCGACCTTCTGCGTCGACCCGTGCGTGCCGCCTGACTGCTTGCATTGGAAGAAGTCCACCGGTTGCTGCGACGGGGATTTCTTGGTGATCGTGCGTGAAACGGCCATGACTGGTCCTCGGCGGATGAACGGATGAAAGGAGTCCCTTGCAAAGACGCGCGGATGGTGCAACGCACCCCCGGCGAAAGTCAAACGGCGTGCAGATCAGGCGCGGGCGCGGGGCGGCGACGAGGTCACGTACTTCCGCCCGGACGGCGAGATCCCGACGTTGGCGCCCTTCGGGATCGCCTGATTCGCCTGGTCCTCCATCCGGTCGAGCAGGCCGATGGTCGTCTCGAGCGCCTCGGCGACAAGCCGCGACACCCCGGCTTCCGGCTCGGACCCGGCGCGCCCGGACGGGTCGGCAGGAAGCGCGTAGCCGGCCGCCAGCGAGTTGAGCGTCAGCCGCGCGCGCTCGTCCACGATGAGCATCCGCTTGCCGTGCCACTGCACCCGCATGCGCTCCGCCAGCGCGCCGCGCGCCGGTGCACAGTGCTCGCCCCGCATCGGGGTGAAGCGCTCGACCTTGAGCGCGGGAATTAGCGGGATGCGCTGCCACTGGTCGTGGATCTCGGCCGGGCACCACGTCTGCAGCGCGCAGTTCGGGAACGCGGTGCGGATCTCAAAGGCCAGCGTCTTCACCGCGTCGGAGAACGCCCCCGCGGCGACCCAGTCGCGCGCGACGTGGATGCGCCGACCCTCGCGCTGCAGGGCGACCGCGACCACGGTGTCGGGCGTGGCGTTCCAGCACACGAAGACGTCCTCGCCGCGGCGCGGCTCGGGCGCCGGTCCGATGTTCTCCTGCCTGAAGTCCTCGTACATCGGCACCCCCGCGAACATGCGCAGCGAATAGGCCAGCGCGTTCATCACGTCGCGCGGACCGGACGGGAAATTCTGCCACTCGGCCACCAGCTGCGGGTGCGCCTCGACGCCGCCGATCAGCACGATGTCCTTGGCGATCGCGAAGGGTAGCAGGCCCTGGATGAAGACCTCCTTCGACCGGTCCTGCGGCGCCTGCAGCGGAACGAGCGGCAGCGACTCGCCGGTCCGCATCATCTGGATGCGCAGCGGCTGCAAGATCCAGTCGTCCAGCGAGTTCTTCTCGACGCCCATCTTCACGTTCTGGTGCTTGCGCTGGTCGGCGAACATCGCGTCCATCATCTCGTTCGGCTTCCAGAAGTCGCCGCCCGACTCGTGGACGAGGATCTGGCTGCCGAAGCGGCTCACCACGACGTGCCCGGTGCGGTCGCTCTTCTCGTGCTCGCCGACCTTGCGCGTGCGGTTCGCGGTGCGCGAAGGATCGTAGATCGAATACTTCGGCATGAACTGCCACGGCGAGCTCGCCATCGATCGCAGCATCTCGAGCTTGAACGGCTTCGACTGCGCATCGGTCGCCTGCAGCATGTACGCCTGGTTGAACTCGGCCAGCATGCCCGCCTTCTGAAACGACATCTGTTCGTCGCGCACCCACTCCATCGGATAGCGCGACGGCCAGTTCGACTTCGTCTCCGGGTCAGCAGGATCGCCGTTGCAGATCGGGAACGCGCGATAGAGCCAGCGCGGGTTGACCGACAGCCGCGTCACCATGCAGTCCTGCGCGCGCCGCGTCTCCGAGAAGCGGATGCGCCGGCGGTGCTTGTCCATCGCCGGGATGAGCTCGAGGTAAAGCTTGCGCATCGACTCATCGACAGCCTCGGTCGAGCGCACGCGGTCCTTGTTCTCCGGGTCGTCAAGGAACGCGAAGTCGGGCCGGTGCTCGTTGTGCTTGAACGACTGCAACTCCTGATCCCAGCCGAATGCCTGGATCAACGACCCGTGCTTGAACCACAGCTTGTTCTCAATCGACTTCCGCGCGAGGACCTTGCCGCCGAACAGGCGCGCGAGCTTCTCGTTGGTGCGGCACTCGTAGTCGATCGCAGCCAGACGGTCGCACGCCTTCTCGTACGTCTCGCCGATCAGCAGGCAGTAGTAGAAGTTCGCGAAGCAGCCGGCCATCGTGAGGAACTCTTCGGCGATCGTCGTCTTGCCGCCCTCGCGAAAGGCCTCCACGATCACGAACTCGTCGGCGCACTGCCACAGGTCCATGATCTCGACGTGCATCTGCGGCGACTCATCCGGGTGCCGGTGGTCGAACAGCACCGCGCTGCCGAGCGAGCGGTCGAGGTTGATCGCGGCGAGCAGCGCGTGGTCCTTCACGCGTACCAGCCTTCGCCGTAGAGCGTCTGCAGCGAGTCGAACCAGACTTCGAAGTCATTGCCAACCGGATTGAGCGTGTACTTCATCGCGTCAGCCCGCACCTCGTCGCGCCGCAGATCTAGCGCCCACTGCACCGCCACTTCGGCGTGCTTCAAAGTGCGAAACCGCATTCCAACGCCGGAGTGAACCGTCTCGGCGAACGCGCCCCAGTCGCTCGCCACTACCGGCGTCCCGCACAGCATCGCTTCGATCGCCACGCCGCCGAACGGTTCGATGTACGTCGTCGGGCAGAGCAGCGCGCTCGCGCCGCCCATCCAGCAGGACCTGTCGAACGAGTCGAGCACGCCGATGTATTCGAAGCCACCGCCGGTCAGCGTCACCTCTTCGCTGCGCAGTAGGTGCCCGGGCACGTACTCGAGCATTCCCTGCCCGGCGATCTTCAGCGGCAGGCCGACGCGGCGCGCGATGTCGAGCGCGGTCGACAAGCCCTTGCGCTGGATCAGCCGCCCGACGAACAGCAGGTACGGCGGATCAGCAGGATGCTCGTGGAAGTCGAACTCGGCCGGGTCGAAGAAGTTCGGGATCACGGCGTCGAAGTAGCGGCCGTTCTCAATGCCGTACTTGCGGTACACCGTGTGCATGTGCGCGTAGCTCTCAAAGGCGCAGTGCACGTTGCCGCGGATGATGCCCTCGTAGCCGACGAACGGCTCGCACACGAGCGCCGTCTCCGCAAACGCCGTCGCGATCATCTCCTGGCACACGCCCGCCGACAGGCAGATGATGTCCCGCGGCTGCACCCGCTTCGCGAGCTCGAGGATGACGCGCGTGTTCATGTCGCGCCACGTCTCGTGCGCCGGCTCCCAGCTGATCCGCGCCAGCTTCTGGAGGTCGAACTCGCCGTAGTGCTGCCGCTGCCACTCGCGGTCGACCACCGGGATGTGCTCCGCGCACGGCGCCTCGTTGGCCTCGCCGGCGTACAGCAACACCACGTGCCGCTCGCACATCATGCGGCAGAACTTGACCACCTTCTGCGTGTACGCGCACGTCAGCCATTGCGCGGTCGTCTCGGTGTGCGGCAGGCCGACGACGTGCAGCGTTGGCCCTCCGGTCGTCCGCGGCGCCAGCGCACCCGCGGCAGCGCCATGTGCAGCGGCAATAGCCGCTCCCGCTCCCTCCGCCGTGTCGTCCATCCTGCCCTCACGCGCGGAAGCGCAGCACCGGCAGCACGATCCCGCCGAACAGGAGGCCGAGCACGACCAGCACCGCGGCGAGCGCCAGCACCACCCGCACCACCACCGCGAACGGCGGCGGCAGCGGGATCTGCGCCACTGCCCACTGCACGACGTAGAACACCAGCCCGAGGATGACTAGCGTGACCAGCAGTGCGAGAACGTCCATCAGTCCTTCCCGGTTATCGGCACGTACGCCGGCACGTACGCCGGCGGCAGCACCACGTACATCCCCGGCGTCTCGGGCACCATGAAGCCCTCGCGCAGCGGCTCGTAGTAGACCGTCTCGACGGCCGGCAGCGGGTTAATCGGCTCGCCGCCGTAGCACTTGAGCGAGGCGACCGTCCCCGGCAGAAACTCGGTCGGCCCGACTTCCGCCACCCCCTTCGCCTTCACCACCCGCGCCGCAGCCAACGCCGCCAGCGCCCCGAAAAATCCCCGTCGCTTCATCCGTCCCCCCCGAAGTATGCGAACACGAGCAGCCCGCCCACCAGCACCAGCAACACGCCCACCACGAGCCACAGCCATGCGCTCATCACCGGCTCCTCAGGCTCCACCACAGAACCGCCAGCGGCACCCACGCCAGCAGACCCATCGCCGTGGCGCACAGCAAGTCCACCCACCACGGCAGCGCATGGATGAACACCGGCGCGCGCGTCACAGCAACTCCGTCTGCACCGGCGCCGCGGCCAGCTGCTTGGCGAACCGCGCCGCCTCCCGCCAGTCGTTGGAACTGCGTCCCTCCCGCCGCGCCGCGTAGCTCCACGCCATGCTGTCGGCCGAGTACAGCCGGTCGACCACCCCCGAGGTCTGCAGCGCCGTGCGCTTCAGGCCGAACCCGTGGAGCTTGAGATCCGGCCGCACCGCCTTGATCGCAGCGAGCACCTCGGCCACCGCGGACGGGTTGCCGTTGCGCTTGCACACCGACCCCACGCCCACCCACATCCCCGTGTCGAGGAACGTGCCGTAGTCCGCGATGTGCTCGACGTACTGCTCGGGCGTGTAGCCCTGCAGCACCGGCATCACCGTCACGCGGCCGCGCAGTTCGCGCTCGAGCAGCGCGTAGCGGTAGAGCGTTTCGAACTGGTGCTCGCGGATCGTCTTCCCGGTGCGCACGAGCATCGCCGGCTCGCACATCCAGTCCTGCGCCACGACAGCCTTGAGGCCCGGGTCCGCGGCAAAGCGGTTGGCGATCTCCGCGTAGGCCTGTACCGGCTCGGGATAACCGCCGTGCTTGGCAATCGTCGTGAACGCCCCGGAGTCCATGAGGCTGGTGACACCCGACGTAGAACCGCAGTTTCGACCCTCCAGTGCTGAAATTTCCAGCGGGGGGCAAGCTCAAGCTGAACCCCCCGTCGGGGGTCCCCCGAGGGGTCCCGGAGTTCCTGCGCGGCCCCCGCGGCGCGCCGGCGGCCAGGACATCGTCATTGTGCAGTGCGTTCAGATCCATTTGACAATTTAACTATTATGCGACACTTGCCAGGCATCATCGTTGATTACAAAGGGAAACGCAGCGCAACAAATAATCACGTCCAGCCGCTCGAGGCATTTGTCCAAGGCAAAGCGTGTCATTTGTCGAGCTCGCGGTCGATCTCCGCGTCGAGATCCGGGCGCAGCGTAGCGCCGACGGCGTCGACTGTCGAGGGCATGGTGTGCGGGTCGACCGGGTCCGGGATCGGAGGAGGAGTTGCGGGCGAACCAACGTAGGGTGATGTCACCTCCGCTATTTGCGTTCGTTCTGACGCGGATTCCTGCCGTCCTGAAGCGTTTTTAGGCTCGTCTCTCCGATGCATCGCATCAAACCCCGCGCTGATCCCTTCGGGCCGTCCCTTGCCTTCGGTGACGTGCCAGCCCTCGCATTCGCTGCAATGCCACGGCTGTGGCTTTCCTCGCCCCGCAAAGCCGTACTGCCGTCGGCGCTGCCGATCCGTGTTGTTTTTCGCCTCCTCCGCCGTCGCGTAGACCCTGCCCTTGGCGCAGCGCTGCAGCATTCACGCCACCTCGCGCGGATCGCGCCCCGGGCGCTTGGCCTTGGCGTCGGCGGCGATGACACGCTGCGCGTACGCGTCCCAGCGCTCGCCCGGATTCGCCGCCAGTCCGAGCGCCAGCGCGCGCTTGCCGATGCCGTCGCGGCTCATCGCCCACGCCGGTGCCCCTGCCACTGCTGCCGCGGCCTGCGCCCGCACGCGTTCGGCGTGGTCTGCTGGATCGTCGCCACTGGGGTGTTTGTGGCCGTTTGCCCTTAGCTTCTCTCCAAGGGTTTGGACCTCGGCCGCAACCTCGCGCGCGCTGGTGGGAGTTGCCACAGTCGTACTTCTCTTCTCTTCACTTCTCTTCACTTCACTTCTACCGTCGCGACCCGGTTGCGTACCGGTTAACGCGCGCGCGCCCGTTGTACCGGTAGCATCCGGTGCGCTGTCCGGTTGCACCGGTGGCGCGTCCGGTACGCGTCCGGTACGCAACCCGTCTTTTGCGGTTAACTCCCTGTTATCTATCGCAGACTGTATCCACGGGTCTTCAATGGCTTTTGGTGGCCTGTGGATAACTCCCTTGCCGTACCTAATCCGCTGCCGATAGCGTGGAATGTGGGCAAGATTTTTGCCCTCCACGACGTACGGTCGGATCAGGTCAGCGTCGACCAAAGGCCCCAGCAGCGTACCGCTCGCACCCCCTTCGCCCGGATCGAGGTCGTCGCGGCGAAGGATCGCGGCCACGTTCTCATCTTCGATTTCCAGATTCCCGAACGGGTCTGCGGTCAGTAGCAGGTAGATGAAAAGCAGGCGATGCGAATCGGACGGAAGCTTGCGAAACCTGCGCGAGCGCATGATTTCGTCGCGGATGACGCGGTCAGACACGGGCTGGGACCTCCGGTTTTTTCGAATTGCCTCCGCCCTGGGCGGAGCGCTCGCGCGCGAGCTGCACGAGCCCGTCGCGTAGCGCGATCAGCGTACCGATCGTCGGGTTGGATTGTCGTCCCGACATAATCGACAACGCGTTGTTATAAGAGATATCTGCCAACCGGCACAGTCTGGCCAGACGGCGCGCGTCTGCCGCTGCGCGCATGCCAGCGCGAACGTCCTGCAGGGTCGATTCCAGCGTCATCGCGCCATTGTAACGGGTCCGTTACGGCGTGCATATACCCGCCTAGATTCCAGACGAACGGTCGATTTGACCCGACGAACGGTAGGACGGATGCTACTTTTTAAAGTAGTATCGCGATCAGTAGCACCCCACAACAACGCAACGGAAGAGAGGGCAGAGATGGCACGAGTTCCGAAGTATCGCGCCGACGTCAAAGGCAACGTCGCGAAGCTAATCGAAGAAGCCACAGACGTTTTCTGGAACAACATTCACAGCGACGATTGTTTCGTCTTTTGCGTTGAGGATTGTGCATCGTACGACGAGTATTTTGATTACCTGACAGACGCCGAACTCGCGCGCGCATTCAAAGCCGCGTCTAAGCGCCATGTTTGATCTGTCGGGAATCCCGGCGGCGACGCGCGAGCATATTCAGCGCTCGTGCAAGTATCGCGCGCTGTTCGCGCGGTGGCCTGAGCAATTGCTCGGCATCGATACAGCGCGGAAACGGCGAAGAATGCGCGTCATCTACTAGACGAAGGGGTAAGCCATGCACAACATCAAAATCCTCGCCGGACATCCGCTGCCGTCCTACTGCGACGACTACGTGCTGATGCGCGGTCCCCGCCTCGCGG